TTCTGGCTTTGCAGTTGAGAACGAAGTATCCTCTAAGAAGATTAAAGATAATTTAAGTCGCCGCTCTCATTTGGTGCTTCTAGCCCAAAATCAAATTGGATTAAATAATATTTTTCAATTGGTTTCAGAATCATATAAGCCAGGAAACTTTTATCGCTTTCCGCGAATCGATCTGGAATTATTAAGAAAACATAGCGAAGGTGTCATCGCATCTAGCGCGTGTTTAGGTGGAGTTTATGCTACAGATTATTGGAAAAATAAAGATGACGGTGACGAAAAGATACTAGAGGCGATGAGAACAACAACCGAGAATATGTTAGGTATTTTTGGAGATAGATGGTATGGTGAACTTCAGTGGTGGAACGATCAAAACCAACACAATCTTAATCATTTTGTTATTCAGGTTGCAAAAGAATATGGAGTGGAACTCATTTCCACTTGCGATAGTCATTATTATAATCCAGAAGTGTGGAAAGATCGTGAATTATATAAGAGACTCCACCCTGGCATGGCTGCTTTTCATGGAGAGATGCCAGAAACCATATCTCAACTTGAATATGAACTGTATCCAAAAAATGGAGATCAAATGTGGGAATCCTATAAAATGTATTCTTCACAGTTGGGTGAGAAATATGATGACGATTTGATTATGGAATCTATCGAGCGAACTTATGATATAGCCCATAGCCGAATTGAAAAGTTTTATCCAGACAATACAGTCAGGCTCCCATCTTTTGTCATTCCCGATGGACTAGATGAAGATACCGCACTGAGTGTTGCTGCATCCAATGGCTTGCAAGCGCAAGCCAAACACAGTCAAGAATATCTTGATCGTCTCAAACATGAACTAGAGGTCATCAAAGATCGTGGCTTCAGTAGATACTTTTTAACAATGAAAGCGATTGCTGACAAAGCTACATCAACACAGTTAACGGGACCATCGCGAGGTTCAGCCGGTGGATCATTGGTTGCGTATGCTTTGGGCATCACACAAGTAGATCCTATTAAGTATGGGCTATTGTTTTCTAGGTTCTTGAGAGCGGACGCAAAAGATTATCCAGATATTGATTATGATGTTTCAGATCCGTTTGTATTGAAGGAAATGTTAGTCAAGGAATGGGGTGAAGATAATGTGGTGCCCATCTCCAACTGGAACACACTACAATTACGGTCACTCATAAAAGATATTTCTAAGTTATATGAAGTGCCTTTTCAAGAAGTTAATAAAGTTACAAACAAAATGGTTGGGGAATCAATAGGACCAGCCAAAAGAGATCATGGTATAAAAACTGGTGTTTACGCTCCGACTTTTGATGAAGTGATGAAGTATAGCACGACCCTGCAACAATTCCTCAGAGACTATCCAGAAGTAGAAACCCATGTTCGTACTCTAGTTGGTCAGGTTAGATCTTGTTCACGTCATGCTGGTGGTCTTGTGGTTGGAGAGAACTTAAATAAATATATGCCGCTGATCTATAGCGGAGGAGTAAGGCAAACTCCATGGACCGAGGGGCAAAACGTCAGGCATCTTGAGCCAATGGGTTTTATCAAGTTTGATATTCTTGGCTTGGGCACTCTTAGAATGATTGAAGATGCCATTGGCAAAGTCCTAGAGAGGCACAAAGGGATTACAGATCCCTCGTTTGTAGAGATTAAAGATTTCTATGATGAGCACTTGCATCCTGATAAACTAGATTTTGACAATCAGGATATTTATAAAAACATCTTCCATAAAGGTAAGTGGGCTGGCGTCTTTCAATTCACAGAACCAGGAGCCCAGGGCTTTTGTAAAAAAGCCAAGCCAACAAGTTTGGTCGATATCGCGGCAATCACTTCTATCTTTAGACCAGGACCATTAGGCGCAAAGGTCGATAGAGATTATGTAGAGGCAAAAGAAAACCCACAATACATAAAATATCCTCACCCAATCATACAAGAAGTGACGGAAGAAACTTATGGGTTTTTGATTTTCCAAGAGCAGATTGCTTTGCTTGCCCACCGACTGGGAAAAGACATTTCCTTGGACGAGGGCAATCTTTTACGCAAACTATTAACAAAGAAAGGAACAGGAAAAGGTGCAGAGGAAAAGACTAGAATTCATACTAAGTTCGTGGCAGGATGTTCAGAAAAGGGAATTAGCAAAAAACAAGCAGAAGACCTTTGGAGCACTTTTGAGTATTTTAGTGGTTATGGTTTTAATAAGTCCCATGCTGTGGGTTATAGTATATTATCTTACCAGTGCGCTTGGCTTCTAAATTACTATCCGGCTGAATGGTGTGCGGCGTTCTTGAATAAAGAACCCGAGGGCAGAAAAGAGCGAGCCATTAATGTAGTAAAGAATTTGGGCTATGACATCCAAGAAGTTGAAATAAATACTTCAGGAAGATCGTGGGATATATCCACAGATGGTCAGCTAGTTCAGCCTCTCACCTCCATCAAAGGCCTTGGCGAAAAAGCTATGGATCAGATTTTACAGAACCGACCCTTTAAACATGTAGAGGATTTTCTATTCAACGAGAACGTCAGCTATTCTAAATTAAATAAAAAGGCTTTGGATGTTCTGGTGAGGTCCGGTGCTTGTGATTCTATTACAGATGCTCGCTTTAAACACTGCAAGCATTTATGGCTTTCAACTGTGAGTGATCGACCAAAGAATAAAAAGAGACTTGAGGATAATATAACCAAGTATTGTGGTGAGATAGATTTTACAGAAGAAGAACGAATTGAGAATGTTGTTTCTCTTACGGGAATCTTTCCGTTTGAGTTAGTTATGGACAAAAAGGTACGCGAACGAATAGAACACAACTGCGTTCCTCCCATCGCACAATTTGATAAAGACCTGGGTCTGTGTTGGCTTATCCCAAGAAGCGTAACCGTCAGGCAAACAAAGAACGGTCGCGACTTTTGGATTATAAATGTGATTGACGATACTTGCCAAAGCACCGACATTAAGTGCTGGAATGTGAGATCTGAAGACAAGGTTCATCTGAACCGACCATACATAACAAAACTAGATTATGATGACCAGTGGGGTTTTTCGACTCGCTCTGTTAAGCATAATTTTATATTAGTGGGGTAAAAAATGTTTACACAAGAAGAACACACACTAGAGGTGTATAGATTAATTATTGGATCTGATGAGGCGGAAGCTGAAGCAGAAGGAAGTATCTCCGAATACTTGCTTGAGCGCGGAGTATTTCACGCTAATAAATTAGGTCGGGAGCACAAAAAGGTTAAAGAATTTGATATAGTAAAAGATCCAATGTCAGGAGGATGGATCTTAATTTTCATGTGCGAGAGGTGTTATTTTTAATGAAGAATGAATATGAGGTGCTGATTGAAGATCTAAATCCACCAGAAGGAAATACAATCAAGATGAAACACGTCTTGAAAAGAACAATCAGGCGCACCATCAATGAACGACTGAGAAGTAAATTGGCAGAAACTCGCAAGCCCAAGGGTCTGGAAATTGATGTCCCTTCTGAGTGGACAGATATTTTACATAAAGACTCCTCCATCTTGACCGACTACGAGGAGATAGGATGGAAAGTTATGTGGTACAACACACACTCGCAAGGTCCGGGCCGAGGAGACTTGGTTCGTTCTTGGTTGAGTTTTAGAAGTGAGGCAAGTGCCTCAAAGGAAAGATAAATGATTATTGAATATACAAGATTGAGAAAGGATGTTCACCCACCAGAAAGAGCAAACCCAAGTGATGCGGGTTTGGATTTATATTTTAACCCCGAGCCCCAAGGACTGTTGCCGAGCCCAAACCAAGACAGTGTAACGATTGAGCCTGGTAAGTGCGCAGTCTTGCCCACGGGATATCGCTTCGGCGTACCTCATGGGTATATGCTTGAGATCAAAAACCGTTCAGGAATTGCAGCAAAGCGTTCGTTGATCGTGGGAGCATGTGTTGTTGATTCGGGATACGATGGCGAGGTGTTTGTAAACCTACACAATATTGGAACCAAAACACAAATCATTGAACCCCAAACGAAGATTGCTCAAGCGGTAATGACTCCGGTGGTCCATTTCCGTGCGCTTGAAGCTACAACTGGCAACCTTTATGATTGGTATCCGATTACTATTTCTGAGCGTGGCGACGGTGCGCTTGGATCGACAGATAAGAAAGAAGAAAAAAGTGTCTAGTCTAAAGAAGAAACTAAAACGGAAACAAGAGAAAGAAGCCAAGAAAGACCTCCAAGAAAAAGCGGGGCTCTTTAATAAGTTAGGCGAAGAATGTTTAGTTTGTCAAAAGGACTTCGATAAAAAGAATAAAGAAATGGTAATGAGTTGGAGTGTTATTGTTAAAGAAGATACAGTTCGACTTTATTGTCCCGAATGTTGGGACCGTGCAAATAATTTAATAAAGGAAATAAAAGATGGATACACAAACACAAAAGACGATGTTTAGTTCAAAGACTAATGAGTGGGGAACCCCACCGGAGTTCTTCGCTAAACTCAATAAGAAGTTTAAGTTTACCCTTGACCCGTGCAGCACTCCTACCACTGCTAAGTGCGAGAAGTATTATACCAGGGAAGACGATGGCCTTTCGCAGAGTTGGGAAAATGAGGTTGTCTTTGTCAACCCTCCTTATGGAGACATAAGTAAGTGGGTGAAGAAATCTTATGAGGAATCAACCCAGAACAATGCGACTGTGGTTATGCTGATCCCTTCCCGTACCGACACTAAGTATTGGCACGATTATGTAATGCAAGCAAACGCTATTTATTTTATCAAGGGGCGTCTGAAATTCACCAACGGAAACGATAAACAAAATTCAGCCCCATTCCCTTCAGCGTTGGTAGTGTTTGATACGGGCAAGTTCCGTTGGGTCAATGGACCCACCATCAAAACAATGGAAAGACAATGATTGAGAAGACCAAAAAGATAATCTTTACAATTCCAGCAAACGATAAAGCCAAGTTCAAGGTTCAGCTTCAGTATGATAGTCTTACCCAAGCCAAATTTTTGCGTGGAATGATAGAGGGCTATATCAATAGGGATGAAGACTTTATGAACTTTATAGCGAAGATGAAAGGAGATACCAAAGCTCAAAGCAAAGCGCAACTAAAGAAGGTAGAAAAGAATTTAGTAGAGATGAAGCAAACTAAAAATACTTTTGCCTTAGAAGATGATGAAGTAGAAAACATCTTTGATATGCTGGAAGGAGAGCATCCAGATATATGAAATGTTATACTAAGTGCCAAAAGGATAAGAAAATCTGCGAAGTGAAAGAGTGTCGGCTGTGGATGGATTATCCACAGGATCTTAACTGCGTAGAAATAACAGTCCAGAAAGAAGGAAGCCTGACTCTGACGAAAATTGGAGATAGACTAAAATTAACTGCTTCCAGGGTCAAACAGATTGAGAATAAAGCGTTGGCTAAAGTATCAAAAACTCACCCGCATTTGCGTGAGGAATTGAGGGACGAGGAATAAAAACAAAGTATAAATTAAGACCCCCTAACCACTCACCAAACTAAAGATACTATAATATGGTTTTTTGTCTTATTACGCACTATTTATTGTATACACCGATTAAGTTTTAAGGAGACAATCGCAACATGGCAAAAAACAAGAAATCAAAATCTCTACTGAATGAGGCAACCGTCCGCAGGATGATGAAGCTTGCTGATATTCCCGAGTTGAGCGAAAGCTTTTTTTCAGAGACTACGAAAGGCGAACGAACGGCGGACGATGAGCTTGCTTATGAAGATCCCAGCAAAGGCGAAAGAATTACACAAGGCGATACCGTAGGCGAAAAAGCTTATGTAGGTCCAAGCAAAGGTGAAAAGAAAGAAGGGGGCGGACTTGCTTATATGCAAGAAGAAGACGAAGAAGAAGATGCGCTTGAAGATGAGCTTGGCGCTGAAGATCACATCGCAGACGAAGAAGCTGATGAACTAGACGCAGAAGCTTCCGAAGGTGACGCCGAAATTACTCCTGAAGCAGCACAAGCAATTGTCGATCTCGCAGCACAACTAGAAGCAAGTGGCGCACTCGAAGGTGGTGAAGAAGTTGTTGACGCCGAAGCTGAAGTTGAAATGAGTGATGTTGGTGGCGAAGAAGAAGTTGAAATCGAAGGCGAAGAAGAAATCGAGGAGTTAGAAGAAGCACTCGCAAAACTTGGCATCGAGGTCATTGACGACAAGAAGCTCAACGAAGCAGTTCGCAAACGAGTTATCGCACGACTCCGTAAAGAAAAACGAGTCAAAGCACAAGAAGCAAAAGTCAATCAAATTGCCGACCGTATTTTTGCCCGGTTGCAAAAGAAATAGAGTTAGCAATCTAAAGCTGGCTTATGCCTGAAAAAATAGCCATATTTTCTGCGGGCTTTCACATTGGGATACTTTTATCTCTCACAATAATTTTACTTTTACTGAGTGATTGTGTATAATAATAACTAATGGAAGACGCAAACTTCGCCTTGTTAGTTATTGGTTTTTTTCTTGGTTACATTATCAAATCCTTTTTGACTTTCCGTTCTGGATGGTCCGCAACCGCACACCTAGTTCGCAAGGTTGGTGATCAGTGCCTCAAACTTATGGGCACCATCGTCTATAAAGTTTCTTTTATGGATCAACTATATCAGCGATCAATTGCCTTGACATTAGATTCAGAAGTTGCTAAACTTAAACGGAATGAGTTAGACAATGAGTTTGATGATTGGAAAAAAGAAACAATACAACTCTTTAGGGAACACTATCCTGAAGA